ACCCTGACGCCTTCCGGCATGCCCGATGTATCCACGGCGCGGAATACGCCATCCACCCCCACAATCCCATCATCCCTGATTACCGTAACTTTCACTGTTCCTCCAACTGTCCAACATCCATCATTCTAATAGACCGGAGCGCTTCGAGTGATTCCTTATCCTGTTGTTTTTTTATAACTGCATTTCGAAAGCTTTCCATGGCAGCTACGCCCTTGCGTGATTCATTGGCTGTATTGATCATGAGTGTCGGCATCCAGGCGATTGCGCAAGCCCAATCGTCTATTTCGTTTCCGGTGTTCATATCGGTGCCGCGCACCATGACATACCACGGACAGCGGTACAAAACCGGCTTCCCATTCTCGGTTTTCACTTCCTCGCATTTGGCCCCCAAAGGGCAGCCGGCTATTTTGGTTTCCATCAGGTCTTTGTGGCCCTTATCACGTTGAGATACTTCACGCGGAGGTCAATTGCGGTGCCGGTGAAGGTGTGGTTGTGGGAAGCTCCGCCTCCTGCGGCTCCGGTGTTGTAGGTGTTCCATGAACCTATGGAGCCATTAAAAAATGTACCCCCAGCCGGGGTTCCAGTTTCGTCCACCTTCCTGTAAGTGTGCGTATGGCTGGGTATCTGGCTTGTCGTGAGCGTCACGGCGCTGTTTGTCCCTGTCACTGCTTGGGAAGCAAATGCCGTGGTGAAATTCACCGTGCCCCCTGATACGCCTCCAATACCGCCTCCTGCGACGACCCGCAAGGTATGGTCCAGAGCCGAAGCATCGTGAGCCCAGCCGGTCGGCGCAACCGAATTGTAGAATAGCATGGAGGTGCCGGTCGTAAATGCTGCGCCTGCCGCGCCGAGCAGGTTTCGCGCTTCCGCATCGGTTGCCGCCGCCAACACAGTCCGCATGAAAGCCGTCAACGGGGTTAACGCAGCAGCGTTTAATCCAGTGAAGTAAATCGTCTTGTCGTCGGAAGTAGTCAGGCCACCTATAGCTGATAACAAGGCATTCGCAAGTGATTCGGTAAGCGCCGCATTCACCAATCCGGCGACGAAGTAATCTCCCGCCGCCCATGTCCTTGCCGTGGTGCCGTCTAGACCCCGGCCCCCAACCGCAATGGTCATCGAGTCGGTGCTTCGCGCGGAGACTTTTACGATCTCATGGTTTCCCGATGCGTCCTTGAAGATCCCATAGAAGTAATCCCCGGCTCCCAAGGCCGGGAACAGCAAGCCCTTTCCGGCCTCAACCGTAAAGCTCAATCCCGTGGTGCCGCTGGGCGCGGAAGCAATAACCGCCTTGCCGAAATTGGAGAACTTGAGGCTCATTTATCGCCGTCTCATGATGGAGGTCTGGAAAGGTGCGCGTGTGTAGTTGCGTGCAGCGCGTAATCCTGCTGCCCCGGTTAAGGAAAAGAATTGCTGCATGTGGTAGGTGGCCATATTCGGATTGGTGTACGGCTTGTTTGGTGAAAGCATCAGCCGCGCCGCTGCCCAATGCACGATTGCTTCACGGTATTCGTTGAAAATATCGTCGTCTATTCCTTCAGAAGTAGGCGAGGGCTTGAGTGCCACATCCACCTTCAGCGTTCCCGCTACGTTCGGAGTGGGGACCAGAGTAAGCACCGTGGGGCTTCCCAGCACGTACTGCGGGGTTCCGGTCTGGTGGCGCCAGTTCCAGATCCGCATGTCGTCCTGCGCGGTGTTTACCTCGATCTCGACATCATTGAATTCCGCATAGGTGACGGCATAAACAACGGCTCCAACCGGAGGGTCGAATGGATAATCTGCGGTGCCTATCTCTACGGGAATATCAGTGTTCCGGTACTTCCACGCCAGCGACTGTTCGCAGAATGCGATTGCGGCTTCCCTCAATGCCAGTACCTGAGCCGCTTGAGGGCAATTCGGCAGATCCGGACTCAGGAGGTCGAAAAAATCGCTCCATAGCTTCATAACGGTGCTTCGCTCGTGAACATGTTGGTGAACGCAACGGCTCGCCCGGAATCGGCATGTTCGTCGTCCGTCATTTCGGCGCGTGCGGTGACATAATCCGCTACCACTTGCGCGTAAGCCGCGTCGATCTGGAACGGATCGGTGAGCGTCGCCTCGCCTTTCGGGAGGTTGTTGAACTGCCCGATGAACAAATCAGGCCGACGCTTGGCGATAGCCATCATGCCGTGGTTGGCAAAGCTCATCAGCTGGGCGTCGGAATAGCGTGCCTTGTCCGCGTCGTTCAGCGGGATTCGGGCCAGATCCACCACTGCCTGATAAGTGAAAGCCACTTATTTTCCTTGCTCTTCCAGATGCTTGGCAGACCACATATGCTGTGCATGTTCACGCATTTTTTGAACACTCCATCGCTTGTCTATCTTGATGTCCGGGTGTTCTTCCGAGAATCTGAGCAGGGCGTTCTTATCCATTGCATGAAAATTGATCATGGGAACGGGTTCATCGGGCCTCTTGTCCTTTTCAAGGAAGTCGATAGGCTCTTCCTTTACCCCGGCTTCGGTTTTCAGAAGCCATTGCGGGTCCGGTCCCTCCGGTTTCGCGTCGCCATCAGCAGGAACCCATGTGTCCGGGTATTGCAAAAGGTGTGACCCAAGGGTGCTGGTTACATCGCGCACTTGTCCCGGTTGCCAAACGAGGCCGCATCCGGGGATGCTGTCATGCTTGATGTGATCGCCGATATATTTGACTTGCATAATTTATTCTCCAAAAAAATGGGGCGACCTTTGGAGGAAAGCCGCCCCTGATACCCAAGGTAGGGTTATTTGATGCCGAGTCCGTCCGCGTAGACCTTTGCCGTGATCTTGCCGGGAGCAAAGGTGGTGGCGGCGGTCGTGACCGTCATCACGAGAATTACCGGTCGCTCGAACTTGATCGGATCGAACGAGAGCCACTTCTGCTTTGTGGTCCCGGCAAGGAAAGTATCGGCTGCCGAGAAGTAGTCCAGCACTTCCGCTGGACCTTCGGTAGCGTTGACGGGGGTGAAACCGATCTTGACTGCCAGTGCAGAGCCGGTGTCGAGATCGGCAAAGGTGAGGCTGATGTCTGTCACTTCCAGACCACCCGCGATGATGCAGAGCCGGTAAACGTCGCCTAAAGCGCCAGCGCCGGGGGTAACCGAACCCCAATGCACGACGCAGTTACCGAACTCGCCCATGTGGCGGTTCTTGGTGATCAGATCTGGTGCGCTGAATATAGCCATTGCTGAAAACTCCTAAAAATTGACGTAAAAAAAGCCGCTAAGCGGCGTCGTCGGGTGTTGGCGGGATTACAGCGGGACGGCGGAATCGACCGCGATCACGCCGAAATCGGTCGGGATCTTGCTTCCGGTGCCATCGTTGACGGCCAAACGGATCTTGGACTTCCCGCACATCTTTTCGCCCATGATTTCAAGGTTGTCCTCGAAGTTGTAGCGGTGTTCCTTCCATCCGAACTGCAATCCGCTTACGTCCGTCTTCCCGTAGGCTACGCCCAGCGCCTGTGCGCCCAGCAACAGGCCACGTTCAACCGCATAACCGGCAGTCAGGGCCGCGTTCACGGTCTGATCGGTTTCGGTGGCGGTTGCCGCATTGCCAGCGGTGACGATCTTGGTCGTGTCTCCCGGCATGAAGCGGATTGCACGCTCGTTCTTGACTACCAGAATGCCGTTCCACATCCCGACTTCCCCGGCAAACAGGGGGTGCCGACCGTCGAAGTAGGCTGCACGGTTGACCGCGTTTTGCTGGAATGCCCGGAGCGAACCTTCGGTAAGCAGGATGGAGTACTGGTTCGGCGTGGCAAGGAAAACCCACATTTTCGAGGTCTTGGCCGCCAGATCGCCTTTCAGGGTGACGGACTGCAGGGGCTGGTCCATGTCGTCAATGCGCTTGCGCAGCTGGTCCAGATGCACCAGCTTGAACTGGTCGGTGCTGACTATCGATCCCAGTTGCTGCCCTCCTTGCGTGAAGTTCGAGCCATTTACCACGAAATGCCGGTTGTAGGTCGGCGCTTTCACGGGGTTGACCATGACCGAGGCGAATTCGGGAGCGCTCTGCAGGGGAACGATCCAATCCACTCCGGTTTGAGATCCCCTCGCACCCGAAAGGTGGACAAGGGATTCTTGTACATCCAGCCGGGGGAAGTAGCCTGACAGCTGTGCCAGTGCGATTTCCCGCAAATCGTGGATGGTGCGTTGCTTGCTCATGACGCCGCCGGCATCGACCACTTTCGAGGCGAGGTCTATCTTTATTTCCTGAGAAACGAACGAAAGCGTAGCGCCCTTGCCTTCGCGCTGCACATCGCCCATCAGCGGCGAACCGCCGATTACATCAACGAGGTCAAGGGAAACGGTATCGCCAGCGCCCTTCAGCAGATTGTCGATGCGAACGATGGGCATTCCGGGTTCGGTTTGCCCCCGCACCTTCTGGATCGCGTCCGGGTCTATCGGACCCATCAGGTTATCGAGGGCAGTGGTTCCCCTCAAGGTAGCGGCGAATAACGCCGCGCTATAGTGTTTTACGGAAATACTGCTTCCGCTTGGGACATTCGTTTGTGCCATTTCAGTTTCCTTTTATGGGAGTCGGGCACGCATGGCAGATGCCTTCCCCGCTGGCATCTTTAACAGCCGTACTGCCAGCTGATGCGGGGTAAGGTTATCCATGGCTTCGTCTTCGGAGTTGGGATCTCCCCCGCCATGCACGTCCGATAATGTTGTGGGTTTGCGCTCCGGCGCTTTCTCAAGCTTTGCTTTCGCTTTCGCTTGAGTCTTCGCGGACGGCGGTTGGTTTGGTGGTTCAGAAGCATCCGGCATGACGGCGCGAACGCGCTTGACTACCTCGACAAAGCGTTCCTCATAGGATTTCTTGGCCCACTTGGGATGTTGCATGAGGGCTTGATCCTGCAATAGCGCCTCTTTCCATGCGTCCTCGTCGTGAGCTTCCCAATAAACCAGATCAGGGTTGTTTTCCTTCGCTTCCTGCACTTGCTCGTCGATGATCCGCTTCTGTTCTGCGGCTTCGGCTTCGGCCCTGGATTTGTTCGCTGATTTTTCTTCTGCGAGTTCTTGAGCTATATCAGTAATAAGCTGATTGATCGCATCCAGAGAATCTCCTACGTCCGGAAAATCCTCTTTCATTGATCCAATGCGCTTGACGAGTGCCGCCTGAATCGCCGCGCGTTTTCCCGGTGTTCCGGCTTCAGCTTTCTGTTTCCGCAGCGATTCGAGTTCATCTTGTGCGCTTTTAAGTTTCTGAAGCTGCTCCTTGAGTTCAGCGTTCTCGACTCGAAGCGCCTTGTGCTTTTCGTAAGGAATAGTCCCTTTGCCGTTCTTGGTGAGAACGACCGGCTCCTGTTCTTCCTCTTCCGGTGCTTCTTCCCCCTCGCCGTTAGCCGCGTCTTCCTCATCCGAGGTTTCTACTTCCTGTTCGGGTACTTCGGTTGATTCTTCAGTTGCCTTTTCCTGATGTGCCAGATACTTTTCAACGGCTTCCGGGTTGTCGTCGAATTCCGCTACCTGTTCTGGCGTGAGGTTTGCAATTTGCTCGTCAGTAAGTTCCATGCCTGTTTTCTCCAACTGCAGTGTCGTCGTTAGCACGCCGCATGCGCGGGGTTAATCAAATCTTCTGTATCGCCGTTAGCGCGTTTTTGGGCGTTTGCCCGAAATCTGTGCGAAAAAACCGCCACTGGGGCGGTTCGGTGAGCTTTTCCGGTTCTTATCCGGCCATCAGCAGCTTGCGCACGCCCGTTAGGACGCATGCGACCGCCCTCCGACGAATGCGTTATCCAGAAACTTGATCATCGGAAAGGCACCGTTCCCATCACGGCCTGATACCCGTCATTCCCGGACCAACGCTTGAGATTGCGGAAATAGGCGTACTTGTCGCCGCAATTGCCGCCGCTGGTGTTGTAGATCCCCAGTTTGAAGTAGGGCTGTATCTCGTCATCATAGGCCGTGGCAATGTTCCACTTGCGGTAAACAGGCACTTTGTCCACGAAAACCTCCCGGAATCCCGCCGTGGTGATCTGCCAGTTGGTGCGAAAGCAGATCGAGTGCCATTGTCCCCACTTGATGTTGAGGATCGCCAGCCGATCAAACTGCGTGCTTTCGGTCGGCAGTGTCGCGCGGGGTAAAACAAGATACAGCACGCCATTCATGACTTGCAGCATCGCGTTTGGCTGTCTTCCGGGATCGCCAGCATCGGCAAAGTCATGCCACTGCCCTGTGGTCATGGCTCCGGTGAATCCCGCCCAATACTGGGCTGGCAACATGAATTCCCACGCATACCAGACTTCCCCGAACGTGTCGGATGTCAGGTACATTTCCGTCCTGTGGCCAACGGTCGTGATGGCATGGCTGTCGGTCAGGAAGGCTTTCATTGCGCCGTTTTCTATTGTCAGGACATTCGGGATGCCTTGCGGATAGGATGCGCCAGATAGCACCTGTCCGTTGCCCGAAACGCCCTGAACTTGGGAAAAATCGGTGAATGGATAGGAAGCAACTAGGGTCATAGCTCAGTGGTCAGCAAAAGTTTTCCGGGGTTGGCTCTTAAGGTTTTTGCCGCGTCGGTTATGGTCGCCACGGTCGGAGAGGTATAGCTTGACGGCATGCGGATGACGACAAATGCGCGTGTCTGGGTCGCAATGCCGCTTTGCGGCGCGGTGGCGGTTCCGGGCGCGGGAGAGGAAGACCCCAGATTGAAGGTATTCCCGTTTTTCGTGTCGTAGGCGACTGCATCCAGCACGGCAAGCGCCCCGGCGAAGCTGGTATCCATCGTGCCGTCGATCCAGTATCCGTAGGACTTCGTAGCTCCATCCCAGAATACGGCGATATCGTGCAGATTTCCGTCAAAAGGCACGCCATTGCTGAGTGCGCCGGCCTTTGCGGTCGATCCATACAGCGCCGTAGCCATCTTCCCGCTTTGATTGACGCGGATCTGCAGCCCTCTTTGCCCGTTGCCTGTCGCTGCGGTGCCGAATCCATCGCCAATAAATGACCGTTCGTTTGCTTCCGGCGTGATTTTTCCCAGCCACCAGACAAACAGTTTTTCCCCGGCTGAATAGTCGAAATTCAGGTTAGGAAGACGGATGCACGTATCGTACGGGTTGGCTGGTGCCTTGGTGGTGACGTATCCGGCATTGGCGAACATTTCCGCATCGCTCAGATTTGCGCCTCGCACCCCGCTGTTGATGCTTGCCATGTCGATGAACACCGAATCCCCGGCTATCTGGTTCCCGGCATAGCCATGGAAAAAGTAGTAGGGGTGCGTTACATCGTTTCCGGCTGGCCCTTGCGGTCCCATTGGTCCGGTCGGGCCTGTCGGCCCAGCCGGTCCTGCCGCACCCGTGGCTCCCGCCGGTCCTGCCGGTCCTGTTGCGCCAGTCGGGCCTTGAGGTCCGGTTGCTCCTGTAGCTCCGGTTGGCCCCGCTGGACCTGTCGCCCCGGCTGGGCCTGTCGGGCCTGTGGGTCCAGCTGCCCCTGTCGGACCATCCGCGCCTTGTGGACCTTGCGGCCCTGTCGGACCTTGCGGCCCCGCTGGCCCAGTTGGCCCTTCCGGTCCTTGCGCCCCAGATCCAACCGTGACTTCAATGGCGTTTCCTGAGGCAATCAGATCCGCGATCAGCTTCGTATCGTCGGAATCGTAGAATTCCCCCCTGCCGTATGGAATTCCCCCTATCGTGACGTTATGCAGGAACCGGATCATGCTCTGGCCCTCGCCTTGGGTGCCGGTGCTGGCGTCGGTTTATTCGCAATCATATGTTTCAGAGACAGGTCTTCGCCCTTGTGTACCGCATCGACGTGAAGCGCTTGCTGCTTGATGTCCAGATCCCGCGATTTCAAGGCGTTTTCCTGAGACTTGTCAGCCAGCCGCAATTGCAGTTCCGCTATTTTCTCGTTCAGTTTCTGGATGTCCTGCATGGACTGCAGTTCCTGCTGCATGGCTTGGAGCTTGACCATCGCATACTGCTGTTCATCTCCCCCGCCTTCGGCTGGCGGCGGCATCGCGGCCTGTTGCGCCTGTGCGGCAGCCCTTTGCGCTTCGGCCTGAGTCTTGGCAACCATGGCTTCCTTCAGGTCCAGTTCAAGCTTGATAGACTGTTGCTGTACCGCCTGTGCCTGCGCTTCCGCCTGT